CCTAATGGTGCATTGTCTGGACAGAACTATCCAGCTTTTGAAGCATATTTATCAGCAGACCAAGCAGTATCAGATGCAACACTCACAAAAGTACAATTTGATTCAGAAGTTTTAGATACAAATAATTGCTATGACAACACTACAAACTATAGATTTACTCCAAATGTTGCAGGTAAATATTATGTTTTTACTACGATTACAGGATTTGATGCAGGAAATGATTTAATAAGGTCTGATGCAAGAATTCATAAAAATGGTTCAAATACTATACAATCATTAATTTATACAAACAATACTACTGGAAGTAATTATTTTAGTCCAACCGCTGCTGGAATAATAGATATGAATGGCACAACAGATTATTTAGAAGCCTTTACTTATGTAGATTATGTAGGTTCATTAGGTGCTGTAGATGGTGCAGGTTCAATGATAACACACTTCGGTGCATACAGGATAGGAGCATAATGGCAGACGGAACATTAAAAGTAGGAACAATAACAACTAGCTCTGGATCAGGAACTATTACACTTGGTCAATCTGGGGAGACTCTTTCTTTAGGAAGTGGTGTAACTTCTCAATTTAATCAACCTGCTTTTGAAGCACAACTAGGTGCTTTACAAAATATTTCAGATGCAACCGTAACTAAAATTGAATTTGGTGTAGAAAATTTAGATACAGACAACTGTTACGACAACACTACAAATTATAGATTTACACCAACAGTTGCAGGTAAATATTTTGTGTACCTAAATATGAATTTAAATTCAAGTGTAAATAATACTTGCCAACAGGCTTTTACATATATTTACAAAAATGGTAGTCAAGAACATTCTAATGGTTCAAGTATGCAAGGCAGTCCAGGGACAAGAAACGATGCAACTTTATGTTGTATTTTAGATATGAATGGTTCTACAGATTATGTGGAAGCTTTTGGATATGTAGATAATTCATCAGGAACACCAAGAATAGGTTCATCAGGTGGAAGTACATTTTTTGGCGCATACAGGATAGGAGCATAATATGAGTAGTATTTTAAAAGTAGACCAACTTCAGGATTCAGGGGGCAATGCAATTATTACTTCTGATGGAAGTGGTAATATTACTACTGGAACAGGGATGGGTAAGGTTTTACAAGTAGTTCAAGGAACAACTACTACTGAAGTTACAGTTACAGGCATAACATTTACTGATACAACTTTAACTGCAAGTATCACACCTATTTCAACAAGTTCAAAAATACTTATTTTAACTTCACAGAGTTACTATGCAAGGAGAGCATCTTCTGCATATGCTTTATGTGGAGCTAGACTATTAAGAGGAACGACTACTATTTGGAACCCAAATCCAGAAGATTCTTCTGGTAGTTATGGTCATGGTATTCACTTATTAGGTACAAGTACAACTACTAGTGCTTATGGTACTATAGATTTTAATTATTTAGATAGTCCATCAACTACAATTGCAACAACATATAAAACTCAAATAAGAGCATACTCAACCACAGGAATTGTATCAGCACAAGAAAATGGGCCTAATCAAAATTCTGCAAGTTCAATAATATTAATGGAGATAAGTGGATAATGATTATAGACGCAATTTTAAAAATAAATCCTAATGCACAATGTTCTATAACAGGTAGCGATATTGATACTTGTGAAATATCTTGGAATGAAGGAACAACACCTATTTCTAAAGAAGATATTAAAGCTATGATACCAACTGTTGAACAAGAATTAAAAGACGCTGAACAAACAGCAATAGATAAAAAAGCCTCTGGTAAACAGAAGCTAAAAGATTTAGGATTGGACGACGCAGAAATTAACGCGTTGATAGGATAAATTATGGCGATAACAAGAATAGGTAACCCAGCAATCGCAGATCAAAGAGGCGTTAATTTTAGGAATATAATAATTAATGGCGGGATGGATTTAGCGCAACGTGGAACTTCAACAACAGGTTTACAAAATTCACCAGAATTTTTAATAGATAGATGGTCATATAGGAGAGCAGGAACTTTTACTTCTGCAACTTTTAGCATGGCACAATCTACAGATGTTCCAACTGGTCAAGGATTTACAAAATCAGCTAAGATAGATTGTACAGCAACAGAAAGTTCTTTACCAGCAGATGTTTTTGCAGCTTTTAATCAAGCAATAGAAGGTCAAATGTTACAGTATCTTAAAAAAGGAACATCAAACGCTGAAAGTTTAGCTTTATCTTTTTGGGTTAAATCAAATAAGACAGGAACTTATACTTTTGAACTTTTTGACCAAGATAACACAAGGTCAATTTCAAAATCTTATACAATTTCATCTGCTGATACTTGGGAAAAGAAAACAATCACATTCCCAGCTGATACAACTGGAACACTTGATAATGACAATGCCGCAAGTTTTCAACTATACTGGTATTTGTGTGCTGGAAGTAATTTTACATCAGGCACTTTAAATACATCTTGGACCTCTAGAGTAGATGCAAACAGAGCAGTAGGTCAAGTAAATTTAGCTGATAATACAAGTAATGAATGGTACATAACTGGAGTCCAGTTAGAGGCAGGCCAAGTTGCAAGCGACTTTGAGTTCTTGCCTGTTGATGTGAATTTACAGAGATGTCAAAGATATTATCAACTTATTGTTGGTGGTGCAGGTCAATCTTGGGGTCCTGCAGTTTATTATAATAGTAGCTCAGCATATAGTTCTAATATTTTAAAAACAGAAATGAGAGCAGTACCAACTTTAGACCAAGTAACAGGTAATGATATTCATTCTTTGTTTAGAAATAATGCTGCAGATAATTTTGATGGTATCGATAATATTGGTTCTAGGTCAACCACAAGATGTGTTGAATGGAATGTAATTACAAATCTTTCAGGAACAGGTGGTCAAGCAGGATTTGTTAGGTCAGGCAATAGTGCCACAACTGCTTTTATAGGATTTGATGCGGAGTTATAATTATGATTGATACAATAGAAAAAACATACGACATGATAGATAATACATTCTGTGGTTACAGAATAACTTATCAAAATTCTAATAGAGTTAAATTAGTACCACTAGACGAAGCAAACGCAGATTACCAAGCAATTCAAGAATGGGCCGCAATAGAAGGCAATAACATCATCGATCCAGGAGCGTAGACCATGTACTTCGGTGCAACGGCTTTCTCTGAAGCAGCCTTTGCTTCACAAGGCATTCCTCCATACGCATTTGTAGACGTCAATGGATCAAGAATTAATACTAGTACAGGCACAGTTGGAGTTACAGCTGATGCTAATTCAAATGTAACAGGAAACAGATTTAATCTCTCAACAGGAACCGTTAGTATTGCAGTTAATATAGATGTTCCAGTTACAGGTAATCGATTTAATTTAAACACAGGTACAGTTGGTATTACAGCTGATGCAAACGTTGGTGTTACAGGACAACGAGTTAATTTCACAGTTGGTAATGTAACTATTACTGCTGATGCAAATGTCAGTGTTGATGGCAATCAAATTAGTATTACAACCGGTAACCCAACTATTGTTGCAAATGCATTAGTTGCTCTTACAGGATCAAGAGTTAATTTATCAATTGGTAATGCTGAGAGTAAAGTTAACATCACAGTTCCTGTTACTGGAAACAGAGCAAATGTATCTCTTGGTAATGTAACAACTACTGCAGCGGCAGTTGTTTTACCAAATGGATCACAAGCAAATATTGGTACAGGTGATGTCACCATTTCTGCTGATGCAAACTTCTCTGTTACTGGATCAAGAGCTAATTTAACAATTGGTAATGCAGTTACAAAAGCAAATGCAGTGGTTAGTGTTACAGGAAAACAATCTAATCTTGCAACAGGAACAGTAACAATCACTGCTGCAGCAACCGCTTTACCTTCTGGTAATCAATTTAATATCGGCACATCTACTGTTAACATTAAGAAATGGGATAGTATACTACCAGGAGTAGATCAAACTTGGGCACCAGTTCAAACAAGTAGGGGCCCGTAATGTTATTTGGATCAACTTCATTTTCAGCAGCACCTTTTTCAAGTCCTTACATACAGGATTTTACTGTAGCGGTAACAGGAAACAGGTTAAATATATCAATAGGTAATACTAGTATTGCTTTACCTATAACAGTTCTTGTAACAGGTAATCAAATAAACCTTGCAACTGACACAGTAGATGTGGTAAACTGGGACCTGATAGTTCCAGGAGCAACGGGTAAATGGGTACCTATTGACCCGAACAATCCGTAGGAGAAATATATGGCATCAAGTACATCAACAGATTTAAAACTAGAACTTATAACCACAGGGGAAAAATCAGGAACCTGGGGCACAATTACAAATACAAACCTAAAAATTCTAGAACAAGCAGCTAGTGGTTATTTACCGCTTCCAGTAGGTTCAGCGGATGTTGCTTTATCTCTAGCTAATCATGCAACAGCAAATGGTAAAAATCTATACTACAAATTAACAGGGACACTAACCGCTAATAGAACAGTTACTATGCCGGCTTCTTCTGAAAGAGTATTTATTATAGAAGATGCAACTACAAGATCAAATTCTAATTACACATTAAATGTAAAAGTCGCTACAGAGTCAACAGGAGTGGTTGTTCCTGTAGGTGCTAAAATGGTTTTATACTCTAATGGAGCTAATATGTTTTCTGGTCCAATTACAAAAGGGTATTATACACCTTCAACTGCTTACACTGCAGTTAATGGTGACCAAGTTTTAATAGACACTTCTGGAAGTGGTATCGGTACTGCAGTTACAATTACCCTACCAGCATCTCCTGTAATAGGAAATGAAGTTACATTTATTGATAGCGGAAACAATCTTGCATCTAACAATTTAACGGTGGGAAGAAATGGATCAAATATAAATGGTGCAGGTTCTGATCTAATCGTTAGCACAAATGCTTCAGCTTTTACGTTAGTGTATGTTAATGCAACACTAGGCTGGGTATACAAAGATAAAATATAGGAGCTAAATTATGGCTCTTCTTGATTTTCAATTTGCTCCAGGAATTGATAAACAGAACACAACCGCAGGCGCTGAAAAACGTTGGGTAGATTGTGATAATGTTAGGTTTAGATATGGACTACCTGAAAAAGTTGGTGGTTGGTCGTCACTTGTTTCAGATACAATTACAGGTGTTGCAAGAAAAGAATTTGCTTTTGTTGATTTAGATGGTAACCGATATGTTGCTATTGGATCAGATAAGTTTTTATTACTGTATTTTGAAGGTCAACTATATGACATTACTCCATTAAAAGCTACATTATCATCTTCAACTATTGCAACAACCAACAACTCTAATATTTGTTCTATTACAACAACAAGTAATCATAATTTATATGCAGGTGATATTGTATTATTAGATAATGTAACTTTACCAGCAGGTACAGGTTATGCTAATTCAGATTTTGAAGACAAATTATTTCAAGTAACATCTATTACATCAGCAACCGTTTTTACAGTCACACAATCGAGTAACGCTACAGCAACTGTTTCAGCAGGTGGTAGTTTAGAAGTTAAACCCTACGAGCAAGTTGGACCGGCTGCACAGTCTTATGGTTACGGTTGGGGTGTATCAGAGTGGGGTGGAACAGTTACAGGTGCTGTTACTAATACTTTGAATGGTGCATTATTAGATGATGCAAATGGTACAGGTGGATCAGGAACAGCTATTACTTTAACATCAACAGCAGGATTTCCAACAACAGGTAGAATACAAGTTGGCACAGAATTAATTTCATACAGTGGTGTATCTAGTAATGACTTAACAGGTATTACAAGAGCAGTTGATGGATCAATAAGAGCAGCACACTCTGATGGTGCTACAGTTACTAATGCTGCAGACTTTGTTGATTGGGGTGAAGCAGCTCCTGCATCAGAAGTATCTCTTGAACCAGGTCTATGGTCATTGAGTAATTTTGGTCAGGTATTGATTGCAACGATTGCAAACGGTAAAACATTTACATGGAACGCAGGAGCTACGGATGCCTTAACAATAAGAGCGTCTACATCTACTGCAGGTTTTTCTACGTCATCTAATCCAACTGCAACAAGAGTTACATTAGTGTCACCTACAACTAGGCACTTAATTCATCTAGGAACTGAAACAACTATTGGTACACCATCAACTCAAGATGATATGTTTATAAGATTTTCGGATCAAGAAAATATAAACTCATACACACCAACAGCAACTAATACTGCTGGATCACAAAGATTACAGGACGGAACTCGAATTGTAGGTTCTTTAAAAGCAAAAGAAACAATTCTTGTTTGGACAGATAATGCCTTATATGCAATGAAGTTTATTGGTGCACCTTTTACATTCGGCTTTGAACAGGTAGGTACTAACTGTGGATTGATTGGTAAAAATGCAGCTGTTGAAATAGACGGTATTGCTTATTGGATGTCTTCAAATGGTTTTTTTGCATTTGATGGTACTGTTAGATCTCTACCATGTACTGTTGAAGACTATGTCTATGATCAAGCCGATACGACAAAAGGTCAACAAGTATATGCAGGTATCAATAATTTATTCACAGAAGTAATTTGGTATTACCCATCTACAAACTCAGATTACAATGATCAATATGTTGTATTTAACTACGGAGAAAGCGGTAAAATACCTGGAGGCGTTTGGTACATAGGAACAGAGGCTAGAACAACTTGGATTGATTCAACAGTATACCCTAACCCTATTGCAACTAAATTTAATGAAAGCGCTACAGGTACATTTCCATTAATTATTGGAGAATCAGGGCTCGGGCAAACTATATTATTTGAACATGAGGTTGGAACAGATCAAATAAATCCAGATGGCGCTACAACAATTATTACATCGTATGTAAAATCATATGATTATGATCTTCAACAGGCACAAAGAGGACAAACATATGCACTAGCAGGAGAAGTTTTTTTAGCAGTCAGAAGATTTTTACCAGACTTTAAAGATTTACAAGATGAGGTAGAAGTAATTCTTGCGGTCAAAAGATATCCTTCAGATTCTGAAACAACAACAGCCTTGAGTCCATTTAAAATTACAACATCTACTCAAAAAAAAGATACAAGAGCACGAGGACGATTTGTTAATATTGAAATAAAAAATATTGGCGAAGGTCAATCATGGAGATTTGGGACTTTTAGATTGGATGTGCAACCAGATGGACGTAGATAATGGCTAAAATAGTTGTAAGAATACCAGAACCAAAAGAAGAGTATGATGTATCAAATCAAAAACAGATAAGAAGAGCAATTGCATTAATTGTTGAACAATTAAACTCTACATACTTACAAGATTTAAAAGAAGAAAATGAAAGATATGCATGGTTTAAAGGTGGTAGTGGGGGTGATTGTTAATGAGTTGTAATAATGTTAATTGCTCTACTTGTCCTGACTATTTACAAATGGTTTCTGAAGG